AAAAATGATGTTTTCGAGTGAAACGGATGAAAACTGATCCTCAAAAGTCTTATTTTCATCCAGTCCATAGGTTTCTTTAATGGTGTCGTTACCAATAAAATTATCGGTCATCAGTCGCTTAAATTCGGAAATCGTCATTTTTTTATTTTATAGAGGAAGAAAGCAATAAACCCGATAATTGAAAATATGCCGGCGGCAATCAATTTCTTTTGCAAACCGTTTAATCCGGTTTGCTTTTCTTCTTTTGTTTCGACTTTTGTTTTAACCGTCGTCTGTGAGTTATCTTTTGTAATAACCGTCGAAATGCTGTCCGTTTCATTTCTGATACTGTCCGTTTTATTGACTGAAGTATCTTTTTGAACATTGATTTTTGTTTCTTCTACTACCGGATGTTTGCCGGTTACGGAATCAACCGGTTTTTCCGTATCGTATCGTATGTTTTCAAAGTCAACATTCAGACGCTCATGGATAATCAATGTGATAATCTGTTCTGTCAAGTCCTTTACCCGTTTGTCTTCAGAGGACGACATATCGTTGTTTAACTTTGTTTCCTGATTCACTTTTGATTCGGAAACGACTTTTTGTGGCGATTTGCAGGAAATCAGACACGAAAAAATCAACAGGATAAATACTAAATGTTTCATTATAAATAATTTTCTATGGTTCGTATTGTGGACTTTAATGTTTTTGCATAATTTGGATCGGTTGCATATCCGGCTTTTGCTACCTCATCAGCAAAAGCATACGGATCGTGCCTTACTTTCAGCGCTTCTGAATACCTTTTGTTTTTGTAAAAGAAATCAGCGTGGTCAGAGAAGCATTCCTCCGGAGAATCATACCGACGGAACCAGTCTTTTACCTTATAGAGATATTTCCCGTCCGGTCGCTTTATTATGGACAGAACAGACGGGAAACGGTATGCCTGCTTATCATCGCTAAGCACTTCGGACGTTGTAAGCAACTGTCGCTTATTTTCCGGCGTATCTTTCGTTGCCTTCACTCCGAAAAACATATTACCGGGAGCAGATTCTCCCCAGCCGGATTCCAGAGCAGCCTGCGCAAGCGTAAAGCGTGCGTCAATACCTGTTTTTGATTGTGTTTTGACTGCATATCCTATATATGCAGATACAAATGCTTTGGGTGTTAATTTTGCCATTTTTTATTGTCTTTTCCTTTTTTTACAATCTATTAAAACACACTTGTAGCTTTTCAATTCTTCTATATCAATTGAATTTTGCTTTACTTTATTTTCAAGTTCGGATATTTGTTCTTTCATTTCTAAATTTTCTTTTTTGATGATTTCCTTGTCAGAACGCAAATCCTGAATCGTTTCCTGATAGACATCCTGAACCGCTTTCATAGCGTCAGCCTGAGCAGTCTTACGCGTATATTTAATAGACAGGAAGGCAGAAAGCCCGCCGCCGACAATAAATGATAAAATCGGCTCAACATACGTTAGTAAAATTTCCTGCAAATTCATGACACTATAAATGTTATTTCCACCGCCATATATCCTATACCGCCGAAACCGGGAAGTCCTGATTCCATAGATGTTGCCGGATAGATACCGTTTGTATTATAATAATTCATTACCTGCCTGTTAGACGGCGCCGGCTCTTGCCATAAAGAGCCTGCAAGCGGTTTGTCCGTAATTGAAACATCTTTAACAATTGCCATTTCAACTACCGCTTCGATACTTCCGGCTTCTCGCACTGCTATATCGCCCAGCCATTGCCTCTCTCTGTTTGTAATTTGCATTGATTTGTTAATTTTAAAGACTTATACTCTGCCTGTTAATCAAAATCTCCAATTCGTTTTTTACATCTTCGATGCGTATGTTAGCGCGAATAATTGCGGTTTCTACCTGATTTTTCAGTTTGTCGCGGTTTAATTTTCCACGCATATTTCGCAACAGATTTGCGCCGACTATCGGGTCTTCTTTCAGCTCGCCCTGATTCATTTGTAAAACCAGTCCGGCGCATTGTACAGCGTTGTCTCCAGCAACCAAGCCGCTTATTTTGCCATCTTTCTCAGTCCTTACCTTTATCAGGAAGTCGTTGTTTTTGTCAAGAAGTATCCCTTTCATACCAATCATTTAAATTACAATTCCTGTTATAGTTCCGGCGCCTGCGGGAGTCGCACACGTTCCGGTAACTGTTCCGCTTCGGATATAGGCGTCTATTGCCGTTGCCAGTTTGTCGGATAAATCATCAAGCGCAGCGGCAGGATTTTCCTTTTTCGTTATTTGAGAGGTAAATGCCGCAAGAATCATCGTTTTTAATGTTGTTTTTACTAATGCCATATTATTTTAATAAATTAGTCAAATTCATTTTTATCAAGTCAAACTGTGCCGCATTTATTGGCGTTCCGCTTGGACCCGTTGCAGTGGTAACGGTTATTAACTTTATGGCTGTTATTAAGTCGTCAAAGGTTTTTTTTAAGCTGTACCTGTCATTTTTTACCGACATCAGTCCCTCCGGCGATGCCTCAATTTTCAGTTTCCCGATATTGATTTCTACCTGTTCCACCGCTTCGGCGTTAATAAGAAAAGTCAGCGCCTCTTTGCCTTCCAAGATACCAATCAGGCAAACGCTTCCGACTTTTGGTTTTACATCCACATAGCCAAACCCAAGTTGCACGCCTTTGTAAGGAACATCATCGCTCACGCCGTCTGCCGTCATGGTTTTTTCTCCCCAATCAACAGACTTGCATACGGCAAAACGCAGTTGCGACTGCTTTATCCCGTCCAATCGCCTCCTAAATATATCTGCAAATTTGTCTAACTCGTTCATATCGCTTTGTCCCCAAGTGTTACTTCTTGCCGAAAACCGCTGTCACCGAACTTTTTTACTACTTTTTCAATATAAAAAGTACCTTCCATGTTTTTGAAAATATCGCTTTTTATATGTACTTTCATTCCATGATGTACCGCCGGAATGCCAAACAGTGTTATTGAGCCGTCAAATCCCTGCACCTGCGCCTGTTTCAAAAGTTTTTCAGCCTCTTTTTTTAAGTCGTCAAGTGATACCGGAAAATTGTAATTTTTCTTTATCACATCGCCGCCTTCCTTTCCGGCTCTTGCCGTATTCTTCTTTCCTTTTGCCAACACGGACGTAAGTTCTACAAGCAGATTTTCAACGCTGTTTTTTTTATTCAGACTTTCGGATACTGCATTTTTTTCCAAGTGAATACCAACAACAGGCACATTACTCTGGTCGGAATATATCACTCCGCATCGCAGTACTTTCCCGTCAAAATAGGAATATAATGTTCCGTCAGTATCCTTTTTTATCTGGTCGAGAATGGTTATCGGAGCGACATTTAAGAAACGCACTGCGCCCAGATTCATATCAGGGCAATCAATTTCATAACCTGGCGCCGCCTGCTGCAATAAGTTTCTAAGCGTAATTGCACTCGAAACGACACTCACGTTTCCACGTTTAAGCCGGTACATTTCATCTTCGCATCGAATAACTACCGGAACGCCTTCCGATACATCGCTGATATAGCCGGTAAATTCAACCGGAGGTTCATCGACTCCATAGCCAATCCTGATTTCTACAGGATCGCCGTTTTTGAAAATATCCGTATAAGACAAACCGTTTAATATTTTAATATTGCGAGGCATCTTGATTTCGGCTCTGCCTGTAAATTCTTTCCATGTACGTTCGATTTGAACTTCAGAAACGCGCCGGAGTTCTATTGCATTACGTCCGCGAATAGCGGAAAAAATGATATGTACAGCCATCATTAAAGTCATATTGTCAGTTCTATCGGTTCGTCGCTTATTGCCTGAATGGTAAATGGAATAACATTCCACTTTGCCTCTACGGGTTGAATATCGAGGCTTTTTATTACAATGCGGTCAATTCCTTTATTGAGAAAAACCGTTCCGCTAACTTCTATCGAGTCGCATATTTCCGACCATGCTATCAACTGTTTAATCTGTTCATGCGCCGAGTTACCGGATTTGTCGCTGTTGAATGCAATGCCACGAATGGTAATATCCCAGTCGCCAATGCCGTAAATTTCCTTTACTGTTCCGTTTCCACCCATAACATGGGTAATAATTATGTTGTTTTGTCGGTTGAAATCCACTATGCACGAATAAGGCAGGGTATATTTATCATATCTCGCCCTTTCAATCGCGCCTGTGTATTTGTTGTAAATGTTGTACTGCCCCGTTTCAAAAGTAATATCGCCAAACACCGGCGTTCCGAGAGCGGATGTTATTTCGCTTTCTTCTAAAGGCAATAAATTCACGCCTTCATATTTTGGCGTCACGCCCGGTTGATCAAACCATGCGTTGGCTATATAAACCGGAGATTGAATACCAAATACTTCACGAAGCACATTTCCAATGAAATGCGCCTGGTTCAGATTGCCCGCAGGTATCATATTTTCAAAATTTGGTATATTCATATCCGTAACTCAGTTACTCAATTATTCAGTTATTCAGTTATTATCCCGCTGCCGCCAGCGAATCGTTCAACCGGTCGTTAATTTTCCGAACCACCTGTTCGGCAAACTCATCGGGATTTTTCACTCCGTTAATGTAGTTGTTAAGCGTTACATTCATTGTTATTGACTTTCCGCCGCCGCTTCCACCGCTTATTCCGGAGGCGCCGCTTTTCCCGCCTGTGCCTGCCGATTTTGGGTTTAATGGTTTTACCGTTGGCGTTTGTACTCCGGTAACGGATTTTGCGCCGATGCTTGGCGATCTGGACTCTCTCTTTTCTTTGTCGGCTTGGAATGAGGCGCGCCCTTCAGCAACTCCTTTCTCATGAGCTGCGCCAAGTTTTTTACCACTTTCAATAGCATTTTTAACGGCGTCAATGCCGCTAAGTTCTGCAAGTCCGCTTTTTGCGTCAGCCCACGCGCCTTCGAAGTCACCTTTAAATAATTTTGCAATGGCGCTCCCCATTGTGCCAAGCCCGGATATAACTCCTTTTATCCGGTCAATCACAAAGTCCTTGAGGATATTGCCAAAGCCTTTTATTACTTCCCAAACGCCATAAATGGCGGCGCGGAACCCCTCAAATTTGTTCCAACAGGTAACAACGGCTGCAATTAATCCGGCAACAAGCCCAACGACCAACACAATAGAATTGCCAAGCAGTGCAAGGTTTGAGGCTATTGTAGCCAAAGTAAATCTGTTTTGTACCAGTGTAGCAATCGCCATCACACCTTTATACACACCAACGGCAATCGTTAATCCACCGATGGCTCCGGCAAGACCTGTCACTATCGGGTTTCCCTCTTTGAATTTGTCTATAATCCAGGTAATTCCGCTTCCTATACTATCAAAAATTGTTGTAGCAAAATCAACAATCGGACTTAATATCGGCTCAATGGCTGAAAAAAGCGATATTGCCATTTCGCTGAGAGAATCCTGCATTTTATTCATTCTTCCGCTTAATGTTTGCCCAGCTTTTTCAGCGCCCTGATAAAATCGCCCGCCTTCTTCGGTTGCCCATTGGTAAGCCTGTGCAAGCATCTCAGCAGAAATTTCTCCTTTACTCATTGCCGCTTTCAAATCTTCCATACTGCGACCTGTCTTTTCACTGATAGTCTGCAGCGGGTTAAACCCTGCGTTAATCATTTGCATCAAGTCCTGCCCCATCAGTTTTCCGGTAGAGGTTGCTTGTGCAAATGCCAGAGAGAGAGCCTGCATTCTCGAACTGTCGCCCATCGCAATATCACCAATATGTTGAAGCGTGCTGAATGATTTATCAGCTTCCAGTCCGAAGGACATCATTGTCTTTTGCGCGTCAATCAGTGAACCTTTATCATACACTGTATTTTTTGCATATTCGCTTATTTTTCCGAAAAGTTTGTCAGCTGCCTGTTCGTCTCCCTGCATGAGCGTAACAATGTTTATTCTTGCCAACTCGTTTTCCATTCCTTTTTTTACGGAAATGCCTAGTCCTGCGCCGAGAGCAACTAACGGATTGGTAAAAAATCCTGCGCCTGGTAAGCTGCTGATTGCTTCCGAAAACTTACTCTTAAACCAAGAGCCGTTCATTGATTGCATTTTTCCCATCTGCTTTTCAAGATCGGCAATTTCGGAATTGAATTTTCGTATTTTACCAATTTCACTCATCGGTAGAATGTCGCGTTGCGCCTTCAACTGATTTATTCTGTTAGACAAACTGCTGACGCTTGTTGCTAACGTTCTTGTATGAGTACCAAAACTAACAACACGAGCGGCTGCCGCTCCAAAAGCTGCTGCCAAAGAATTAGAACTGTTTTGTGCCTTAGCCAAACCGGAAGTTATTTTGTCCTGAAATTCTATTACCCAAGTTGTTGTTTTATTTGCCATTTTTATTACCTTTGTACCATGATTGGAAAAATTATTGCATATTCAATTCTTTTTATGTTCCTCGCACCTTTAGCGTGTTGGGCGCTTCTCTATTTAGTCGCTTTGTTTACTACCCTCATTGACGGCGGAAGAAATATTTACCGGTTAACATTCCGGCGCTTTATTAATCTGTTGCGAACAGTTGATTGATTATTTCTGCCAACGCCTGCTTTCCGGCATTTACCATAAGCTCGTATCGCTGTTTTTCTGTGTACTTATATTCTGCATAGAGGTTGAAAAATTCGTCGTCAGTAAGCACACAGGGATTAACTCCATATTCTCGACGCAACAATGCGCTTACTTGACGAATTTCTCCTGTTATTTCGTTTTCCTCTATGCCTTTCCGAAAAAACTCTGCCCGGCGCTCATGATAGGAATAATTGCATTTGAAAACTGTTTGAATACAATTCCATCGTCAAGCGCATTATTTTCGTTTCCAGCAACTACCAGATTCTTAATTACAAGGTCGGAAATTTTAGCAGGGTCATCGCTGTATTTTTCTATTAAATTCTGCACGTCACGAGTTAATCGGCGAACAACAAACTGATATGCTTCATCTTCGTCAATTACCACATCCAGAATATAAATTTTGCCATACTTGGCTTTCAGAGCCTCGTACTGATCCGGTGTAACGCAAGTTACTTTACCTTCATATTTAGGAATTAAATTTTCCATTTTAATTTGTTTAAATGATTATTAAATTACGTTCCAATCAATGTGCGACACCAGCAAGTCGAACTTGTTGGTTATTGATTTGTCGTTTTGCTTAGGCGCTCTGGCGTTTCCAAGAAACTGAGCGTTGCGGATAACATCTTTATAAGCAAAACCGTTATACTCGTAGCGGACAACAATATCGAACGGCGCAATATCCGTCAGGCGTTTACCTGGGCCAAGCGACTGCTGCAAAGCGATGATTTCCTCCTGCAAAAGCGTGACAGACGCCTTTGCCTGATAGTTTCCCTCGCCCCAGCCAACGGGAAACATTCCGGCGCCGCGTATATTTTCCTTTTCAACGCTGTCGTCGTATTCAAGTTCTGTAATACCCTCTACATCTCTGCCGAGCATTCTGAGCGTGATAGAGTTCCACCCCGCCACTTTTCCGAATTTGTTAATGAGAACTGTTTTTGACATAATGCTTTCCTCCTACATTTTATTGGTAAAACCTAAATCAATTTCAAACTCGTGAACAACGCCATCAGCAACAATATTTACCGCAATTTTGAACGGGCTTGTTGAAACTGCCGCCTGGTTGGGATTGATGTAAATACTAAACTCGGCGCAGTTGCCGGATGCAAGCATCACCTCAAGGGATTTGCGAACCCTTGCGCTCCAGTCGTCAATCGTGGTTCCCTTGATATAGCCGGTTGCCGGATCGGCTTCCACCTTTGAGCGAACTCGCGGGATAAGCGTTTTGCGAATAATACGCGCCGCTTTATTCCATATACAGTTCCGCTCAATAAAGCAGTAGTCGCTGTCCTGCTTGTCGCAGGTATGCGAGTTGCTGAAGTAGAAACCGGCAAAACCGCTGAATGAGCCTGTATAAATATAGCCCAACAAATCCAGTTGCTTCTGGTCTGCAATAGACAGTTCGGTAGCGTTTTTTCCGTTGCTCAAGCCTGTTGAGATAAAGCGGCGGAGTTTGACGTCAGTTAAGGTATAATCAGATTCGCCTTTTCGCGCTTGCGGCTTTACCTCAATATCCACGCTTCCCAAATTTTCGTGTACGGCTCGCGCCAAAAGCATGCCCAGCGCAGAACCTACCGCAGCATGCCAGGCATAAGCGGCTTTTTGCAGAGCAACGCCTCTGTCCTGTCCGATTATAACCGAAACGTTGGGACTTGCCATAGTGCGTAAATCTTCCATCGTATTAATAAGCGGAGTCAGATAAGCGCTTTTCCCTTCAAGTAAAACCGCATCAATATAGATATGGTCTTTTGCCAGCGCATCAACAAGCAGTTGAGAGCCGGTTACGGATTGCTGCAAAGCGCTTACAGGGTCTGGCGCCGTTATTGCCGTTTCGTCTTCCAATCCGGAAACGGCAATCAAATTCACGCCATCAATACTGCGTAAAGCGGTAATAAAGGGCTGTAAATTTTTCAAGTCGCTCACTTTCGTATTTACAGGAACGGCAATCAGATAAATAACCGAATCGGACGCAAGGCGAAAGGCTTCGCTTAAATGATAGTAGTCAAGGCGGTTTTCCGCATCGTCACGTTCGGACGTGATACCCAGCGTCTCGGCGTCAGAAAGCTGAAGCAGCTTGTAGGCGGTATTAACCGTCAGTCCGCTTCCCTCGGGGAAGTTAGGGGGAGCTGCAATTGCCCCGCAACCCAAAACCATCACAGCAACACGGTCGGGGTTTTCAGCCCCGCCGAGTCCGCCGTTAATTTTGTTTATTATTACTCCTTCAAAGCCCATAACGCTATTTTTTAGAAGTTTCCTGTTTTTCTGCTTTCGCTTCGCCTTCACGCAAGAACGTTTCGAGTTTCAACTCTTTGCCTGTGCGGTTAGTTTTTGCATGATTCCTGGCATACGCTTCGCTGAAAAACGCTTGACCGTCGGATGTTATAAATACCTTGTTTTCTTTTGGAAAACGATTGAAAATATCGTTTGCCACTGTTCTTAAATCTGCCATTTTATGTCCTCCTTTCTTTTAAGATGAAATACCGGAAATTACGGCGCCAAAACCGGCGTCGCGCCTGCGATCAACCAGTCCGTAAGTTTGCAGACGAAACTCCGATGTTGGATCCGCCGATTTCGTGTCTATTGTTTCCGGCTTGTAAAGAATTTTTACGCTTTCAATGTGATAAACCGTTTCGGGTGCGTAGAACATCAAAGAAGCAACACGGTCGGTAGCGGCAAGTACGGCGCCTTTGGGCTTTTTCACGCCTGCGCTGTCATAAGCCAGTACGGCATTATTTTCAAAAAACTTAAATCCCATAATGCTGCGAACCTGACCGGTTGTCATGTCGTAGTAAATTTGCCTGTCGCTGAAGAATTTTGCTGAATCATTGTCCAAAATCAGGTCTGTTACATGTTCAGGACAAAGAATCATATATAATTCGTTTTGATTCGGCAGATTCAACT